AGATCATAGCAGATGGTAGTCCAAAAGGTATCGAAAAGGCACTTAAAGAAGGTAAGCAATTATCACCTGCAATAATTAAAGATGCTGTCAACAAGGCGAATAGTGCAGCAAATGATCCGGTTGCACAAGAAAAATTTAGAGAAGCGGGTCTAGATCCTATGGCAGTTTCTGCTCTGGTTGCTCAGATCGATGCGGATGCTCTCAGTGCTGTTGTAGAACCAAACCATAGTGCAGATGCTGTTACAGAAGTAAAGGAAGTAGCCAAGAAACAAATGCTTACTTTAGATAATCCTTTCGGTTCGTTTAAGAGTAAGATAGATGATGTAGGATTAGGTGTAAAAGCCGGTGATCCTGTAGCACCGAGTAGTAATGTGGTAGGCAACATGCTATCTCGATTCAAAGCAAACGCTGGTACTGCGGGTGGCGTAGGATTCGGTGCACTTGGAGACGTGATAGAGGAAAATAAATTTGGTGCAATCGGTGTACCAAAGGCAAACATGATGGGTAATATCGCAGCATCTGCACAAGGAATACCAACTATAAAAGAAATAGGTGTTGAGATACCCGGTGCTATAGGTGGAATCGACCAGACAACGGGTATCGATATACCAAGCATAGTTGATGTAAAAGGTTTCACTAACCTGCAAGATGTAGTCGAAGACGGACCGGTTATGCAAACAAAGGTTACTACTCCCGTACAGGAAGTCGGATCGGTTACGTCTAATACGCCATCTCCTAAGTTCATTTATACGAAAGTACACAGTCTCGAAGAACTCATATTGGATATGAAGTCTGTCAGACGCCCATTCCATACTCTTACAGTAGAATGGACTGGTTCTGCTGCCGATCGTTCAGTAGTACCAGAACAATTTAACAATATAATGAAAGCATTTTATGATGCAATACCACAGGCAAAGACACTTTCCGAGCAAAAGAAAGCGAGTCCGGGTCACTTCTTTATTGAAAAGAACGGTACAGTAACTCGAATGCTACCACTCGAAGAGTTTGGTGTCTATCCACTTGGCGATCAAGATGCAGAGCTTCAGGCTGTAGCGAATAACCTACTGAAGTTTGGTGTAAATGTTATCTTCGATGCAGGACATTCTGTACCGTCAGGAGAGAAGTCGACTAATACATACAGTCCTCAATCAATCAATGAAGAACAGTATAAATCATTTAAGATGATTGCCTCTGCTTTCCTACACGTTAAGCCCGGAGGTAGAGCACTTGGTTGGGATACTATCTTTGGTCCACATTCTGGTCCCGGATTCCATGTTCCTGATTATATGAGATCACTTGGTGCTAAGATTGGTAAGAGATACATACCGAAAAGAAATCCAGTAGCCGAGACTACAGTTGGTAATGCATCAGATCGTATTGATCTATCGTTCCGTATAACTCGTTTATCATACGATTACGAACGAAATAAATATACTGCAACTAGAACGGAGTTTAACGTATCGCAACAGTTCGATTCAATAACCGAAGCAATATCATTTGCATACTTTCCTGAATCAAGAGAAGATTTTGCAGCTAAGTATAACGAACCAGAGGTTGCATTATCTAAATTAAGAGAACTCGGATTACTTGATGGTGCAGTCGAGAATCGAAAGGTACTGCCAAGGAACACAAATCTATATGATGAAGCGACTCGTCAGTACAAAATTAACCTTGAGGCATCTGCAGAAGCAAATGTCGCTGCAGTAGAAGAAGGATTGGACGGAGAATAATGCCAACACCTACCGATGAACAACTAAGAGCCAAAGTCGGATCCCTCGCCGAGACTCAAGGTGTACCACAAGATGGATTCTTTGATCCTGCAGGACCATTTCCTCGACGAGAATATTCTGGCATACAAACAACTAACCGTTCTGCACGAGGTATCGATGAAAATAAGTTACTTCTTGGAGGTGGTGATAAGGATATAGATCTTGAAATCGTAGACTTTGCAGCGTCTGAATATACTAAGAACCAAGTAAGAGAATATGCATCTGGCCATGTAACTGAGTTCGATGATACACCGGGTCGTAACCGTATACTCATTAAGCATTCATCTGGTACTGGTATTGATATGATGCCGGATGGTAGTATCATTATCAATACAACAAGGAATATGATACGTATTAGTGCTGGTGATGAGAAGGTTATTATAGAAGGTGATGGAGAAATCTCATATCACGGCAACCTCAAGTTAAATGTAGACGGTGATTTTGACTTGAAAGTGGGTGGTGACTTTAATGTAGAGGTCGGCGCTGACCATGTCGAGGATATTAAAGGTGCATACCGGCAGGATATTAATAGAAACTTTCAGTCTTTTGTTAATAAGAACGTTACACAACAGATTACCGGTAATAAATCAGAGTTTATCCACGGCAGTCTCGATACGATGATTAAGTCTGATGAAACACATATCGTGAGTGGTGCAGTTGACTACAACACAAAAGGTATATTAAGGACTACATCGCAGACTGAAGCAATCCTTACTTCTCCGAGTATTAACATTGATGCAAAAAGTCTTCTTGTTGCAGGGGACTCGGGTACCATGGGTGGTGAGAACATAGTGATGTATAACTATAACATGTATACTGGTCATTCAATTACTGCAGGTGATACTGTTTCAACCAATACTGCATACATTACCGAAGTCACTACCTGTAAAGAGTTTATTGGTTCTTTGACTGGTAATGCTGATAACGCTACCGAAGCTGGTAGAGCCGGTACAGCCGCATTGGGAGCAACCGGTTCTGCCGGCACGAAGGTAACTGGTACTGCCACTGCAGTTGATTCGAAAGCGACTGTTAAACCTACTAATACTATTTTGAATTCACTAATACATGAAGGAGAGATGGCAGCGAAGGTTATCAATCTTGATCCGGGCAATGTGCTCTTCAATGCAATTAATCGAGTTGCAGACTATGCAGGTGTATCTGAAAGAACACTGGATCTATCAGAAATAAGATCTAAACTAAGAGATTTGTCTAATCAGGTAAACGAAACTTTTATCGGTGCAGTTATATCGGAAGGTACACTATCAACAGAATATGGTAACGGAACACCGGCAGAAATTAAAAGAATCGTAAAGAATGATGCTACCTCGAGGTTTGTTCGAAGTAAACAGGTTATTGGTATGAGCGTCGGTGCAGAAGCCAAGCGATTCAAAGGTAAAGTACCTAACGTTACGGAAACATTATATGTAGATCCTCAATACGATCCACGCCTATTTGATGTTGATACAAGGTTTGAATTACAGAAAGGCGTAAGAGTTTCTAAGTTTCTCGGTAGTTATGGAGACAGAACTAACTTCGATCATATAACTACCAGTGCACAAAGACAAGAAATTGCAAAACAACTCGTACCACATGCGATTTTATTAAGAGAATTCATGGATGATAATGACTTATTTGAAGATTACCGTTTAATTGTCGCAGAGGGGATATATGTTGCATCATCAGGAGAAACAATTACCACTGGTAGTATCAATGACATGAAATCACAGGGACGTGCGGTTGTTTATGAACTATACGGCCTTGATGGTACGAGTGCACACGAGAAGGTGTTTGATCTAGCGACATGGTGGAAAGATAGTTTAAAGTTCGAAAAGATGATACTCGATTACGATACCTACGATCCGAACGGTGCTTTGAACTCTCAGATTATTGTAGTAATGCCTGAATTTGAAGATAATAGTTATCAGGCCACATATGCAAATGATATAGAAACAAGGTTTAATAATGTAGTACAAAGCACAAACGAACTGATTGAATGTCGCTGAGTTTCGATATAAATAGGACTACGGAGATTTAATATGCCAGCAAAAGCCTTTTCAATTGAAGATGGTAATACAAATATCAAGAGTATAATTGGAGCACGTAAAGCTTCATATACGGATATCGACTTGGCATTTGCTGCTAAGCCTGCGGGTGATGTATTTAAGAAAACAAATGCGGCTGCTGTCAAACAAGCAGTAAAGAATTTATTATTGACGAATCAAATGGAGAAGCCATTTGATATTACGTATGGTGGCAATCTATCAGATTTTATGTTTGAGAATGATACGGAAATTGATGTGAACGAAGTGTCGTATCGTATAATTGAAACAGTACAGGCACATGAACCGAGAGCTGAAATACTAGATGTTAATTTATCTCTTAAATCTTCTACTAACGAAATAAGAGTCACAGTCCAATTCCAAGTAGTTGCAACAAACGAGATTGTTCAACTTGAGTTTCCATTAGCAAGGTTAAGATAAATGGCAAGTACTATTAAATCAACTGACTTAGATTTTACTAACATCAAACAAAAACTCAAGTCACACTTTCAGAAGAAAACAGAATTCAATGATTATGACTTCGAAGCATCAGGTCTGTCTAATATCCTAGATGTATTGGCATACAATACTCATGTAAATGCTCTTACCGCAAACTATTCGTTAAACGAAGCCTTCCTTACAACTGCACAGTTAAGAAGTTCTGTCGTATCTCATGCACAAACACTCGGATACGAAGTACAATCCTCGACTGCTTCGAAGGCAATCGTTAATTTATCATTGAATCTAACGGGTGTATCAGGTCGACCAGCACAGATTGAGCTTGCTAAAGGTACAACCTTCACATCTTCCATTGACGGTGTATCTTTCACGTTCCGTACTCGCGAAGCTTTCTTTGCACAAGACGATGGAAGCGGTTTATATAATTTCAAAGCATCTGACGATACATTTAACATATCTATTTTTGAAGGTGTAGAGAAAACAAAGACATTTCTTGTCGGAGAAAAAGACGAGAGACAAGTTTACGTAATACCTGATACTACGATGGATACAGCAACCGCTGTGGTCGAAGTATTTGAAACAGCATCTTCCAGTACGTTCGTAACATATACACCATTATCACAGGCGATTAATGTAGATGCAAATACAACACACTTCTCTATATACGAATCACCGAATGGTTTCTATGAGTTAAACTTTGGTGATGGCATATCATTCGGTAAATCACCGGAACCAGGTGAAAAGGTTGTGGTGACATATCTATCGAATAAGGCAGCTGCTGCTAATAACGGAACTGTTTTTACACCGTCTTCTACAATTACAATTAACAGTGTTTCTTATCCGCTTACTACTGTAACCGTAACAGAATCATCAGGTGGTGCACCAAAACAGACGATTGAATCTGTAAGACAATTAGCACCTATAGCCTTTGCTTCACAGAAAAGACTGGTTACAGCTCTCGATTACAAAGGAATGATTGAAACAAACTTCCCTCAGGTCAAGAACGCTGCAGTCTGGTCCGGAGATCAAAACATACCGATTGACTATGGTGCAATTTATATCTCACTTAATTTTCAAAACGGGACATCAGATACAGTAAAGCAAAAAATAAAAGATGAAATCGTCGGTAACTATACTAACAATCTATCTATTATGTCAATGACAACTAAATTTACAGATCCGGTTGACGTGTTTATGGAAGTCAATGTAGCATTCCAATTCGATCCTGCGCTAACAGGTAGAACTTTAGGTGCGATGGAAACACAAATCTTTCAGTTTATACAAACTTATTTTGCAGACAATGTTGAAAATTTTGATGCAGTATTTCGTAAATCAAACATGGCTACGGAGATCGATGCACTCGATGCTTCGATATTGAACTCATCGATTACAGTAAAACCTTCATTACGGCAAGAGATTACTATTAATGCTCTGAATACATTCACATTAAATTATCCAGTTAAAATAGCCACGCCAGACGATGTACTCCACAGGATTAGCTCATCATCATTTGAATTCGGCGGTGTTATTGGAACAATGAAAAATAGATTGAGTTCAACAGTACTTGAAATTCAGGACTTGAATGGAAATGTATTACTCGATAATGTCGGGGAATACAATGCAGAAGCTGGTACAATATCAGTAAATGCATTCGAACCTTCACAAATCTCTACTGGTCAATCATTTCTTATCTTTAGTGTAGTTCCGGAACAAGACTCGTTTATCAAACCTTTGAGGAATTATATACTGAGATTAGATACAGCTAAGTCCTCGGCAACAGCAACTGTTGATCGTCAAACAACATCACTGGAAGTAACAGTTTAACATGTCATCTGAAACACAAAGAGATTATTTTAGAATTGCACCTAACTTTAAGACAAGTTTAGTAAAGCAAGTTTTACCTGAGCATTTCACTGACAGTTATCCTTCTCTCGTAGCATTCCTCGAAGGATACTACGAGTTCCTCGACTCAGATGATAACTTCGGAGGTGCCATCAATGAACTCCTTACAATACGAGATGTACAGGATGCTACTCTTAAAAATTTAGATTTTATATTTGATGAGGTTGCTCTTGGTATTGCTGGTGGTCAATTCTTATTTCCAAGAGAAGCACTAATTAACTTCGGTAACTTTTTTCGAGTCAAAGGATCTTTATATTCCGCTCAAGGATTTTTCCGTGCTTTCTTTAACGAAGACGTAGAAATTATCTATCCTAAAGAAAGACTAATGACTGTAGGTAAAAGTCAAATCGGTGCTGAAGCTGATAATCTATTACAAGATGGTAAGATAAACCAGATCTTTTCCGTATTGATAAGATCACCAATTTCTTTTACTACATGGGAATCACTGTATCGTAACTTTGTACACCCGGCCGGTTTCTATCTTGCTGGTGAAACAGTACTCGAAGGAATAGGCTTAGTTCCACTAACAACTGCAGAATCAATATACGATCCATTTGCGAATAAGACGAAGGTATATGGAGCCGCAGAGATGACATACGGCACACCATTCGCAAGTGCTTCTTTACTATTACCCGATGATGGTGATGCAGACAGTGCATCTCAGAGAATGAATCCATATGTCAAGATGTCTCAATACTCAGCATTTTCACTGGACAGTATTGCATCTATGTATAGCAGTATGGATGAATGGGGTGGATACGTTCTTACTTTTGATGAAGCAGATTCTACAGGATCTGCGGTGAGATTTGATCATACATTGAAGACAATGGATCAACGACAATTCCAAACTTATTCTTATGGTTCAACTAGTACTATCTAGAAATCATTATAAATAACACTAATTAGATTGTAGGATATAAAATGGCACAACAAAATATTAATGTAGGAGCTACCGGTAACGACGGAACCGGTGATGATCTACGAACTGCTGGTAATAAGATAAACAATAACTTCTCCGA